AGAGGGTGATGGCTCAACAAGAAATGGACAGACTGGTGGTGACAATTAGAGAGACGATGGTGTACCAGTCACCGCCTGAGATGGGTGCTTTGTATAGCGAGGTCTTTAAGATGCGGGAAGTCATCTCAGAGGAACAGGAAAAAGCTAGACTCAAGCAGGAGGCGAAAAAGAGGCAAGACGCATGGCTACACAGGCAAGAGGAAAGAAACCTCCAGCTAAAGTTGGCAACAGTCGTAGCGACTACTATGTTCCTCCTCTACCTGTGGTTGTGGCTTCTCCTAGTGAGTCGTTGGGGGAAAGCATAATGGGCTGGATTGCTGCATGTGTGTTGGTTGCCCTGCTTCTTCCGCTTGGCGCAATGCTTTATCTCGACATCTTGGAAGCTAAGAATGAGGTCAAGCAAGAGGTAGAGAAGGTTCAAAAAATGAGACGGGAAATTGAACAGGAGAGACGCAAAAATGACAAGACATGAACTTTCACTGCTGGCGCTGACTGTTTGCGTTGGCATCCTCTGCGGCTTGCTGGCCGGTTGTGATGACCGTTTTAGATACGCCTGCCAAGACCCGACAAACTGGAATAACGCCGAGTGCAAGCCACCAATCTGCACTGCCACTGGCACTTGCCCCGAACAACTTGTTAAACCTGAACAGGAGAAAAAGTGATGCCTACTGTTGCCTACAAAACAAACAACCGCCTGACCGCCGAAGAGATTGAGGTGCGTGTCTGGGCTTTCGTGATTGTGGTGCTGGTCAGCATCCTGCTCGGAGCGATGGCAATGTTCCTTTACTCGGTGACCTACGTCACCCAACCCATGTCCGGCATGGCCCCAATCGACAAGATTTACACAAGCCAGATTAGCACCATCATGGTGTTCATCACAGGCGTTCTGGGTGGTGTGGCTGGCCGATCAGGGATCAAGGCCATTGCCAATGCAACCGCCAAGGCCGAAGCTAACGACACTGACGAGCCTCCCAAGCCATGAAAGGTTTACTCTCTGGATTGATTGCCCTGCTGCTGACCTTCGGCGGCGGGTATTTCTACGGCAAGTATGTCGAGAGAGAAGCCCAGCAGGTGGAAGTTGATCGTTTAAACACCGAAGCACGGGCCAAGGAGCAGGCTTTAGCCGCTGCCGTAACAACAACCGCTGAAGCATTGAGGAAGACAAATGAAAAAGCCAAACTTGCTACAAAGCAGCGCGATGCTGCTATTGATTCTGGTGCTCTCAAGTTGCGCCTCAAAGCGTCCTGCCCCGTACCAGCCTCCCCAGATTCCGCCACTCCCACAGGAAATAGTGGAGGAGAAGCATCAGCCGAACTTGACCGAGAGACTGCTAAAGCTCTTGTCGCCATAACCGACGAAGGCAACCGAGCCATTGAAAAGCTCAACGCCTGCATATCTTTGTACAACCAAGCCCTTGAATCACAGAAGGAACTGAAATGACCCAATTGACCACCAACTTTTCCCTCCACGAACTGACCAAATCTGAGACCGCCCTGCGTCTGGACTTGGATAACACCCCCGGTGAAACAGAGACCGAAAACCTGCGCACCCTGTGCGAGATGGTGCTTCAACCGGTGCGCGACCACTATGGCAAGGGCGTGAAGGTGAACTCTGCCTATCGCAGTCCTGAGTCAAATGCAGCAGTGGGAGGATCAAAAACCAGTGACCATTGCAAGGGGATGGCAGCAGACATCGAGATTCCCGGCGTAGCGAACGCTGACTTAGCTCAGTGGATTATGGATAATCTGGACTACACCCAGTTGATTCTGGAGTTCTACACTCCGGGTATACCCGATAGCGGCTGGGTTCATGTGTCTTACGACCCGAACAACCTCAAAAAGCAGGAATTGACTGCTACCAAGGTAGCTGGTAAAACACAGTATCTTCCCGGCCTTGTAGCGTAACGATCATGCCACTGCAAAAAATAGTATTTAAACCCGGCGTAAATCGAGAAAACACTCGATATACAACTGAAGGGGGATGGTACGAAGCGGATAAAGTGCGTTTTCGCCAAGGCACGCCTGAAAAGATTGGTGGCTGGGTGCGTATTTCTTCAGCAATCTTTTTGGGAATCTGTAGATCAATAAAAAATTGGACCACACTGGGTTTTCAAAATCTTTTAGGTATTGGAACACATCTAAAGTTTTATATATCTAATGGGGGACAGTATTACGATATTACGCCGACCATCCCCGTTCACACACTTACCGACCCTTTTGCAACGGTCAGCGGTTCTACCACCGTTACCGTTACAGATGCTACTACAACCTATTCTAATGGGGATTTTGTAACTTTCACAGGGGCAACGGCGGTTGGGGGATTGACGATTTCTGGAGAGTTTCAATTATCTTTTACTACTGGCACAACTTACACGATCACGGCAGCTTCTGCTGCCTCATCTACTGCCTCAGGGGGCGGAACCGTTTATGCGGTATATCAGGTGAACGTAGGTCCCCCGATTGTTAATGTGCTAGTGGGCTGGGGTGCGGGCGCTTGGGGGTTAGGTGCTTGGGGGGCAGGGTCAACTTCTTCCGAGGCATTGCGAATTTGGAATCAGGCTAACTTTGGTGAGGACTTGATTTACGGTCCACGGGGCGCGCCTCTTTACTATTGGGACGCTACGATTGGATACATAGCCCCAACTATTACGCTAACAATTGCTACTCCTTGCGTGGTTTCAACCACGCTAAATCTCCCTGATTTAACAGCAATTGTTTTGGAAACCTCTGGTGCGTTGCCCACAGGGCTTTCAGTGGGCGTGACGTATTACACACGATACGTGTCGGCTACCACTTTTAATTTATCAACGACTCCCGCAGGAGCGCTGATTAATACTACTGGCAGTCAATCTGGCGTTCATAAAATATCGCAAAGAGGAGTTTTGCTGTCTTCTTTGAATGGGGCAACTGGCGTTCCCACGGCTCAAAATTATTTTCTTATATCAGATGCAAGTCGCTTCGTGCTTTGCTTTGGAACTAACGAAATTGGTTCTTCAACTGTTAGCCCTATGCTGGTGCGATGGTCCGATCAGGAGAACCCGGTTGACTGGACTCCTTCTGCTACCAATCAAGCAGGCAGCATTACCTTGTCTCGCGGCTCAGAAATCATCACAGCCATACAGACTAGGCAAGAAATTCTAATTTACACCAACATTGCTCTATATTCCTTCCAGTATCTTGGGCCTCCGTTTATTTGGGGCTCACAGATACTTTCGGACAACATTTCGATCATCAGCCCTAATGCTGTTGCAACCGCTTCCGGTATTGTTTTCTGGATGGGTGTGGATAAGTTTTATATGTACGATGGCAGTGTAAAAACAATGCGCTGTGATCTCAGGCAATTTGTTTTCAGTGACCTAAACATGGCGCAATCTGATCAAATATTTGCCGTTACTAACGAAGGATTTAACGAGGTGTGGTGGTTTTACTGCTCCGCCGGTTCAATCGCTGTTGATCAGTATGTGGTCTACAACTACCTAGAGGACATTTGGTACTACGGCACCATGGCCCGCACAGCGGGCCTTGATTCTGGGATAGGACAATTCCCAATTGCTGCAACGTACAGTAACAATATTGTGGAGCACGAAAACGGCCTGAATGATCAAGAAACGGCTACGGCTACGGCTATCAATGCATACATTACATCCTCTCAGTTTGACATTGGAGATGGCCATAACTTTGCATTTGTCTATCGCATGTTGCCGGATCTAACCTTCCGTGGTTCAACCTCTAACAGCCCTGTGGCAACGATGTACTTGTTTGGGTTAAAAAATTCAGGTTCTGGGTATAACAATCCCGCTTCTGTTGGGGGCAGCAACAATGCCAACATTACGGGCACTGCGATGATTCCAGTAGAGGAGTTCACGGGTCAGGTGTATACCCGCATACGTGGTCGTCAGATGGCAGTAAAAATTGAATCAGATCAGTTAAACATGACATGGCAACTTGGGTCACCACGTATTGACATCAGGCAAGACGGGAGACGTTGATGGCAGAATTAAATGTTGCACCCCCTAATTTGCCTGTGGCCCCTAAAGAGTACAACAGTACTTATCAAGAACAGCTGAACAACGTTTTACGTTTGTTTTTTTCTCGGCTAAACACTCCCGGCTCTGTTGGCGCGTCTACTTTAAATTTAAATCTAACAACGCTACCGACGGAGGCAGATTTACCTAATCTTCGATTGGGCGATGTTTATAGAGACACACAAGATGGCGTGCAGGTAAACAGCCAAATGCTTCGCATAAAGACCTCCCCGTGATACGATTAGAAAACCTTTACGGTACAAGGAAATAACATGGCAACGATGAACCCCGAAGGCATTATGGCGCTCCCCGCAGGAGGCGCACCTGCTGGTACAGGCGCACCTGAGCAACCTCAGTTGACGCTTAATGATTCGTATGATGCGGTCCAAGAGGGCTTGCAAAATGCCAGTCCTGATGCACATGCAGCGGTCAATGCTGAACTGGCCAACATCATTCCTCAGTTGGATTCTTTGTCCGATGAGGAACTGGATGAGCTGTTCCAAATTATTCAGTATTTGTATGACAACCCTGATAAGTACGCCCAGACCTTAGCGCAACTAATTGCGGACGGATCAATTGAAGCAGGGGACTTGCCCGAAGAGCATGACCCAGAATTCTTGGCCACGTTTGGCATGATCTTGATGCAGGCTAAGAAGTCTCGTCAAGCCTCTCAGCAGTCAGCCCCTATTCAACAACCGCCCGTTCCCCCTATGGGTATGGCACGGGGCGGTATTGCTGAAGCTGCACGGATGGTTGCCTCGCAAGGTCGGGGCACAGACACCATGTTGGCCCACATCAATCCACAGGAAGCTGCTTTGCTGCGCAAGCGCGGCGGCATGGGCGTGATTAATCCAGAAACTGGATTGCCTGAATATAAAAAATTATTCAAAAAGCTTGGGTCCGCAATCAAAGGCGTAGTTAAAACAGTTACCACTGCCGTTAAAAAAGTCGTTGCAAGTCCCATCGGCAAGGTTTTGGCAACGGTTGCTATTGCAACATTTGCAGCGCCTCTCCTTGCAGGGCTTAGCCCCGCCCTTGCCGCTGGCACGGCTGCGGGAGCAGGCGCTACGATGGCCGTGGCTTCTGGCGCAGTAACTGCGCTGGGTGGCGGCAGCCTCAAGGATGTAGTAAAGAGTGCGGTTGTTGGCGGTGCAACGGCTTTCTTCGGCGCTCCCGGTGGACCGGTTTCCAAGTTTGTAGGCGGTGCGGTAACCAACCAAGCTGCCAACGCTGCGATCTCTTCAGGCATCGTGGGAACGGGCATCGGTTTGTTGTCCGGCCAGAAACTTAAAGATGCTGTGAAGAATGGCCTGACAGCCGGTGCCATTTCTGGTTTGACCACTGGATTTAGCAAGGGATTTGGTTCGCAGATGGGCCCATTTAAGGCTCCATCTCCTATTGGTAGTGCAGAAGCGGCTGAATTACCTCGCCCTGACCTTAGATCCGCTGATCCTAGCTCCTCTTACACTGGCCAAAGCAGAGCAGCCGGTATGATGCCTAGCCCAGAACCATATTCGTTTGAAGGGCAGATACAAGCCCCCACCACGGTTGAAGCACCCACGGTTGAAGCACCCACGGTTGATAGCATGCTAAGTAAGGCATCACTTGATACTTCGGGCCCTAATAGCTCCTCTTACACGCCAAGTGCCGGGACTAGTACCAGCCCGGTCAGTGATGCAGGCGGTTCACCTGCATCAGCAACAGTCGGTGGCCGGTTTGACGGCGTGGCCCCTGTAGAGCCTCTTCCTCCTCAAGTGGCCGGACCGTACAAGCCTCCAACTCTTATGGGTTCGCTTAAGGAGATGGGCGGCGGCATATCAGACATTGCTCAAGGTGACTTTGAAAAAGGCTTTGGTCAGCTGGGAACGGGCGCTAAAAACCTGTTCTTGCCGTCCACTCCCTCCCCCTCTGACGTGATAGGCTCTCAAGAGTACAAGGATCTGATCGCACAGGGCATCAGCCCCGATAAGGCGTTAGACATAGCGAGCAAGTCAATGTCCCCCGGCATGTTGCGCACCTATGGCCCTGCCGTAGCAGCGGGCCTTGGCGTAATGGGATTGGCCGGAGGTTTTGATCAGAAACAACCAGAACCTACCGCTTTGCAAAAAGATATGGATGCACGGTTGCAGGCAGAAAGAGACCGTGTAGCAGCCAATCCGGGAGACTATGTTCCAAAAGGGATGGAGCGGTTCGGCATTCAATACAACGAAAAGGGCGAGATAATTGGGTCCACCCCTTTTGATCCTCAACCAGTGGGCCCGGCCAGTGTTGCAGCTAAGGACTACTTCGCAGATTACGCTCCACCACCCTCGTATAACACACCTGCCAATGCAGTAGGCGGGGGGTCTTCTATCTATCAGCCCTTTAACACCGCAAGCATGTACACCAACTTGATGCCTCCTCAGTATCGGGCAGATGGTGGTATTGCTTCTTTGGCCAGAGGAGGTTATCCTCGGCGCACGGGTCAAATATCCGGTCCGGGGACCGAGACTTCCGATTCCATCCCTGCAATGTTGTCCGATGGCGAATTTGTCATGACAGCCAAAGCTGTTCGCGGCGCTGGCAAAGGCAATCGCTTAGCTGGCGCAAAGAAAATGTACGCTTTGATGCACCAACTTGAACGTAACGCTGCACGGGGATAAAAATGGCAACAGAAACAGTAACACAGATATCCCGGGAAGCCCCGGAAGTTGAAGCGTATAAACTTAATTTAATGAAGGCTGCGGCAGCGCAGCAAGCACCGGTCCTGCCTGACTATCAAGTAGCAGGATTACAAAAGTCGCAATTAGACGCAATTGCCGCAGGTCAAAGAGGAACGCTGCAATCGGGCATTGGCGCGTACACCCCATTCATGCAAGCAGGCCAAGCAGCATTAACTGCGGGCACTGCCACTACGGGAGAGGCAGCGGACGTATTGCGTGGTGCAGATACCCGTGGACAATTCGCTGCGGCCCAACAGGCATTAAATCAAGCAGCCGTACCTGCCGCTCAGATAGGGCAACTGGCCAATGTAGCGGGATCAGGTCTCGGGTATTTATCTTCTGGTGCTGCTGATATCGGCCGTGCGCAACAGATGGCCCAATTGTCCTCTCAGGCTAATTTGCAGCCGTCACAGCAGATGATGATGAATGCTGCGCAGCAAGCGCAGCAAGCCGCCTATCAGCCCGGGTTTGGGCAAGCTTCTCAAGCTTTGGGGGCGGCGCAACAACAAGCAATGGCCGCAGGGCCTTCTGATTTCGCCCAATCTAATGCATTGTTGGGCAGAGGCTTGTCTCAGAGTGATATGGCTTCACGGCAAGCCCAAATGGCTGCGTATCAGCCCGGGTTTGTTCAAGGGCAGGGCGCTGTGCAATCTGGCATTGGCGCACTGCAAGGGGCGGCGCAACGATATGATCCGTCCTCTGCTCAGGCGTACATGAATCCGTATCAGCAGCAGGTTATCGATGAGTCAATGCGACAAATTGATAGACAAGGTGCGATTCAACAGGCTAATTTACAGGCTCAGGCCACACGTGCTGGCGCTTTTGGCGGCTCTAGAGAGGGCATACAACGCGCAGAACTTGGCCGCAATTTAGCTGAAACAAAAAACGCTGCCATCATTGGTGCGTTGCAGCAGGGGTATGGAACTGCTCAACAGCAAGCGCAACAGGCTTTCGAGCAGCAACAGCAACGACAACTGGCTCAAGGTCAGGGCTTGGCCCAAACGGGGGCTACAGCCGGAAGCCTCGCTTCACAGCAGGGCCAATTGGGTCTGCAAGCGGCTCAGCAACAATTTCAATCCGCTGGCTACGATGCCAACACCGCCATGCAAATGGCTCAATTGCAGCAAACTCAGCAACAACAAAGGCTGGCCCAATCGCAAGCCATGCAGGGAATTGGCTCGTCATTTGGGCAGCAAGCGGCCCAACAGGCAGGTCTGCAACAAGCTGGCGCACAGTACGCTGGTAGCGTTGGTCAAAATCTCGGTGCGCAAGAAATGCAGCAGGCAGGACTCGGTCAAAGTGCCGCGAGCCTATATGGTCAATTAGGGGGCCAAAAAGCTGGATTGGCCAGTCAAATGGCGGGGATCGCGGGCCAGCAAGCTGGAATTTTGGGACAACAATCCCAGCTTCAGCAGCAGCTTGGTCAGGGTATTGGCAGCTTGGCGGGCCAGCAGTTTGGCATTGGCCAGTCGATGTCGCAGGGCCTTGGTGCTTTGGGCGGTCAAATGGGCCAGATGGGTATGCAACAAGCTGCACTTGGTCAAAGCGCTCAGCAACTCGCTCAGGGCGATGTCAACTTCCTGTATAACTTGGGCTCTCAGCAACAAAGACAGCAACAAGCCGAATTGGATGCAACACGCGCAAGCAAGATGCAAACTGCAATGCAGCCGTATCAACAGATGGCATTCCAGTCGGACATTTATAGGGGTGCGCCGTCCACGCAGATGGCTATGACCACGCAGAATGCGCCATCGCCCAGCCCCTTCCAACAGATCGCGGGCCTCGGAACAGGATTGGTTGCAGCCGGTGCAGCCGCAGGCAGATCCGGATTATTCTAAGGAAACATGATGAAAGATTCAGTAGTTCTCAAACGTTCCATGTTCTCCGAAAAGTTGCCCAAGTCTGTGCGCAATAGCGGGATCATGGCCGGATTTGAAGATGACGATATGTTGGAAGCTCCGGAAAAAGAAGACGAGATGCCTGTAATGGCGCGTACGCCGCAGAATCCTGAAATCTTGATGAACAATTTGCGGGGCGATATGCGCTCTGTTGATGCACGGTACCAAGAGCTGGCCCAGATGGTGGGCGATGAAGCTGCTCAGGAGACTCCTCCTGAGGTCTTGGCCATGCTTCAAATGCAGTTTGGGCAGAAGCAGGAAGGCATTGGCGCGTTGCCGCAAGGCGCAGAGATGATGCCTCCTCCCATGGGCGGTGGCGCACCCATGGGGGCACCCGGCGGGGCTCCTGCAATGCCCTCCCCACAAGGCATGCCAGCCATGCCACCACAGGGCGCAATGCCTCCTCAAGGAGCTATGCCGCCCGGCATGGAGGGTGCTGGCCCTTTTCCGCAAGGCGGGGCTGAACAGGCTCCGCAGGGGTTTGCCAAAGGCGGCTATGTTCCGGGCTTTGCCCCCGGCGGCTCAGTATCCAAAAAAGCTTTGGATGAACAATTGCTGGAAGGCGGGGGCGGTGGCGGAGGTGCTGGTGGATTTGGTGCGGCTGCTTTAGCTAATAAACAGCGCGAGACGGCAGCAGGCCGTCTTTCCGCGCAATTTCCAAGTCTCTCCAGTATGTCCTTAGCGGATTTAAACAAGAGCCTTGGTAGCCGATTTATGTCCCCACAACCCACAGTCTCTCGTTTGACTGGGGGAGATCCGGCAATAAACCTGACGCGCCAAGGCCGCGAGTCTTTAGTCAAAGACCCCGCTACGGGCATAATTAGTCCCGGAACGGGGACAAAGCTTGCCCCATATACAACCATGGGCCCACTTACTTCGCCTACCTTTACCCAAGGTTTAACCCAAGGGTTAAATAGATTGGCTGCGGAGTATCCCCGTGTTGCAGCTTTGCTGCCTCCATCTATTTTGGCTGCCGTTGGCGTTGTTGGCCCTACGTTGACCGAGGAGCAGCAATCTACTCCTTTGACGGCACCCGAACAAGCCAAGTACGACGAAACCATGGCGCTGATTGACGCTGTTAATAAGCCTACCCCACCGGTACAACCAACCCCACAACAGCTTGAAAGCTTTGTGAAAGCGCCGCCACCTGTGGATCAAGATCCGTTAGGCACGTTCATCACTGAAAAACTCAAGGCTCAGGAAGAGCGCGAGGCCACAACAGAGGACCAGACCACCGATGACTTCATCAAGGAAGCCTCTGCCAAGCCCAAGGCACTGAGCCGCATTGAGCGCATCCGGCAGGCCAGTGGCGAGTATGCGCCTTTGTATAAGGAATTGTTGGGCGACACCAAGGAAGACGCTAAGACCAATGCATTGTTGCTGTTGGCCGATGCAGGCTTCAAGCTGGCCTCTACGTACAAACCGACTTTTGCCATGGCTCTTGCTGAATCAGCCAAGGATCTGCCACGTGGCCTTGCAGCAATTGCTGCACAGGATAAAGACCGCGACATCAAGGTTAAAACCGCAGCACTCAGTCAGGCCATCTCCGACATAACTGCGCAAGATGCAGCAGCGGCAGCAGAGAAGAAACTGATCCTTGAGTACACCATGAAGGAGCAATTAAAAAGAGCAGAAGGGCAGGGGGTTGTTTACGAAAACGCCGGGGCAGGTGGTCGTATTGGGAAAGATAAGTTAGGAAACTATAAAGGATTCTTTATTGATCCTAACTCTGACGACTACAAGGAAATTGCAGAAAATCCGTTGCTGGTCAATAACTTTACGACAGTTAATCCTTTTGCAAAGGATATGGGCAAGGCCACAACCGTTACTTCAAAGAGCTTAAAGAAACGCGAAGAAATAGAAGAAAAAATGAACCTGCTTTCGGGTTTGATTGCAAAAGTAGACACGGGCTTGAGCCAAGTAACAAATGCGTTTAGTCCGGGAACCTTCGTAACTAATCTTGCAAACAACGTGGTTGTTCCGCTGGTGCCTAATTTTGTCTTGCGCCCAGATGTAGACCAAGCAGCCATCATCGCTAGTCTTGGCACCATATTTAGTGACATCACTAGGGGTAATGCGGACGTGGGCGGAAAACTTTCTGTGCAAGGTGAAAAATGGCAACGGGAAAATATAAAGGCCATTCAAGATCCTGCGGCTTTGTTAAAGAACCCAGAGCTTGCGGCAGGGGTTTTTAAAACAATAAAAACCGCTTATCTCAATGAATACTACGCGTATGCCACGCAGTTGGGTATTGGCGACCGCAACATTGTTGTAAGCACTCCGCCTACAGGGACAAAAAATGATCCATTTGTAATTCCTTCAGATCCGGAGAAACAACAACAAATGTTGAATTATCTAAAGGTCCAGTTTGGATCAGTTGATGATCCTAAAGCCAAGATTTACATACGTAAGCCCACTGGGGAAGTAGTGGATACTCCCGTGATAAATCTTTTTACTCCTAGAGGGCAGTAAATGGCATCCTACATTGTTGAAGATTCCCAAGGCCGTTTGGTTGATCTTTTCGGCACCGCCAAAGGGCCCGTAGGCAGAGCCGAGGGCGCTCCCGTTGCACGCGACCCAAGAGCCAAGGGCCCTGACGAAGCAGTCAGTGACCCTGTAACGGGTTTGATTAAACAAGGTACTTGGGGGTTTAATGCTGGGCTGTTCGCTTTGCCTGATTTGGCTGTCAAAGGCATTGGCAATGCGCTGGGTATGGACGAAAAAAACGTTACGACCCTGACAAAAATATTTAACCGAGGAGAGACAGCTCCTCGTAATGAACAAGAGCGTTATGCACGGGCCATCGGAGAAGGAATTGGCGGCGGCTTGTTGCCCACAGGCGTGCTATCGTTTATAGCAAGGGGCCGATCTGCTGCCTCTCTTGCAACAAAGGCAGATGACAGTGTTTTAAAAGCAATCACAAACGACACGCTTGATTTTATTAAAAAGAATCCTAAGCAAGCGTTTGCGATGGACGCTGCGTTTGGCGCGGCCCACGAAACATTGGCGCAGGCAGTAGAAGAAAACATGTCTGACGACGATCCTGAGCGCAAACAGTTTTTTAAAACTTACATGCCCACGGCAGCTTTGATCGGAGGGCCCCTAGCTCTTGCAACGCTTAGCCCAGCGGCTCGCGCATATAAATTTGGTAAAAAGAAATCTCAGGATTTAGATGCTTCTTTGGGTGGCTTAGAGCAAGATGCACTTGCTGATCTTGGTTCAAGAATACCTATTGCACCTAAAATACTTGCTGCCCGAGGTAGTGAAAAATTGAGAAAGTCCTTGGGGGCCGCTGCGGACACGCCCGAGGGCAGGGAAGCAGCAGCCGTATTAAATCAGATATTAACCGACTATCCGCAACTGACGGCTGCCGGTTATAAAGCAAACATTGTTGAGCAGTTAATGGACCCTGTTTTAATAGATAGGATGGAAAAAGCCATATCAAACCTGCCTGCAAATAGCCCGGCCCTGAAAATGTTTCGAGAACAAGTGGCAAAAAACGAAGCTGCCCGTGCATCACTCTATGACAATTTAACTCCTGAGGCAAACATAGAGCTGCAAGAAGCTTTAAGTCAAGTTCAAAAACAACGTCAGGAGTTGTTTGACTCGTTTGCGGCTACTCGAGAAAATGTCACGCAAGAAGAGATTGATCGTCTAAGCATATTTTATGGTCCCCTCAATCCGGACAAGTTAAACGGAGAACTGCGTGGGATTTTGCAAGCTGAGACTGAGCTTGACGTGAACATGGGCAAAAAGATTTTGAGCCGACTGGGTCTCGGTCAAGGCACAGATAAAAACGGATTGCCTATTCCTGTGCGGGATGAGAGGGGTCAATCCCTGTTCCCTGCGTCTAATGTGGAACAGCCATCCGTGGACTTGCTCGACTACTACGACAAGTTGCTCAAGGGACGCACAACAATGTCCACTGAAATGCGTAGTTTTATCGCAAATTCAGAACCCTTGAATACACTGCGCAAGAACGTCACAGCAAAAATCAAGGCCCGTGACGAAATGGAGAGGACGCTTGTTGATGATTTACTAAGTAACAAAATTGACGAGCAGTTAAACAACTCCCCCATCATGGCACGTATTAAAATGGTGGCAGAAACAGGGGCCGCACCGGAAACAGTAGCGAAAGAACTAGAAACCTTAAATACTATTAAGGGCTTGGCGAAATTGTTGACAAAGAGTCAACAAAAAGGCGTTCCATTGACGAAGGCAGAAAAAGCACGCCTAGAGGCAGAATCTGGTTTTGGATCACTCATCATCCCAGAAACGGGAGAAGTCAGAATTCGATTGGGTAACGAAACTATAAGTTTTAACCCAAAGACAATTGCAGAAGATGCAAAACGAATTGCTGTTGCAAATAATACCGTGGACATGAATGTTCCCGAAGCTGTTGACTATCTGCAAGCCGCAGCACGTTTTCGCAACCAAGCCTTAGATAAGCATAATTCAGTGCTTGCAGGCAAGCGTGCAACTCGCGTAATAGATGCTGATCAGTACCTCACGTTAGGCAACAAAGTCCTTGACGACTTTGAGAAAATGATCCTGAACAACGTGCCCCGTTTGAAGAAAGAACGGGAGGTAATGAAAATGGTCATGGATGATTACCGTAGCGTGTATGAGCAGCGGTTGCCATTGATCATTGGAAGAAAAGTAAACGAAGGCGGGGCCACCCGTTACGCCACGCCCAACGAACAGGTGCTGTCCGCTGCCTTCAAGAGTGCAGCAGATGTGCGGAACTTGTCCGCTCTAATTGGAAACAATCAATTAGGGATAGATCTTCTAGAAAAGGGCACATTGAACTGGTTGCAAAGCAAAAACATTTTTGACAAATCGGGCGTGACAGAAGGCTTAATTAATCCGAAAAAGATCAACGATGTTTTGCAAAAAAACCAAAATATTATTTCTGCATTGCCCAAGCAAGTCCAAGATACTTTACGAAACGAAGCGGACATCGCAGTCAATGTGTCTCGCCGTTTAGGCGAAATAAAAGATCAAGAAATCGTTGCTCAGGACATTGAGTTTGATAACTTCTTGAAAACGGTTCTTCGTCCGGGAACAGACAAAGAAATTATCCTTACAAAGGCACTCAATAATCCGATTGAGATGACTAAGCTTGTGAACGTCTTAAAGGGAGACCCCGACAAGCTGGCAGCACTGCGACGTGCTGTGTTTGACATCACTAAAGAAGGCACGTTCACAGGTGGTTCCCTAAAAAAATTTATGGAACTAACGAACAAGTCTTTAAAAGTGGTGTTTGATGAGACACACCTTAAGCATTTAACGGCACTTGCGGACCTTCAAGAGCGGGAGCTAGCTCTTAAAAACGTCACGGGAATGAACCCAAGATTTGAGTCCCTTAGTCAAAATTTTCAACGCATATTAGGGGTGTCTATCCCGGGATTGATGACCTATGGGCGAGATGTTACGGGGGGACGTATCTCTCCCGAGGGGGCAGGTATAAGCTTGGGCGTGCGTTTTTTTTCCTCTATGGAAGAGAACTTACAAAGTAAAATGTTGGTCCGCGCACTTACTGATCCTGACGTAGCAAAGGCTTTAGTCAACCCTAAAAACGCAGATGACGCAAAATTACTTTTACGTGAAGTGCAGTCTGCGGGATATCTTTCCCGCGCACTCATGGCAGATATCGGCTTGACAAGCTCACAACTGGCAATGCAGGATAGGCAGGTGCCGATTGAGGGCATGGAAGGGATGCCCGTTGTTTCACGTGGAACAACTGCTGCCGCACCAAGTTCAGGGGCCTCTGCTTCTACCATGTTAAGAGAAATGCCGGTTGCGCCCCCCACACGGGGCATGCCACCTGCCACACTTTCTCCTCGTTTTGGTGCCCCTCCTCCGCCAGCGCCGCCAGCGCCCGGGATGTACCAAGCGCTGTTTCCAGACGATCCAATTAGTAAAATGTTGCAGCAACGTCAAGCGCAAACACAAGGAGGTCAAACACCTCCCCCGGGCCAATAATCACGTAAGATAGGAAACAGTTATGCCAAACGCCAAACTTCCCGTCAAGGCAAAGTCCAAAGTCAACGCTGCGGGCAACTACACCAAACCAGAGTTACGCAAACGTATATACAGTCAAGTCAAAGCCGCTGCGGTACAGGGCACAGGCGCAGGGCAATGGTCAGCCCGCAAGGCCCAGCTTGTCGCCAAGAAATACAAGGCCGCAGGCGGCGGGTACAGAGACTAGTATGAAAGCCCCACAAAAATCCCTGAGCGATTGGGGAAACCAAAAATGGAGAACTAAAAGTGGTAAAAAATCTTCTGAAACAGGTGAGCGATACCTTCCTAGCGCTGCGATTAAAAGTCTCAGCCCTGCTGAGTACGCTGCGACAACCAAAGCCAAGCGAGCCGGAAAAGCCGCCGGGAAACAATTCGTAGCGCAGCCCAAAAAGATTGCAAAGAAAACAGCGGGCTTTAGATAAATTAGCAGTTGCCGTCCTCTCCATCGGCACCATTCGGCCCCGGCAGCGATGCTGGGGCCATTTTTTCAAACTGCTCAACCCGTCTCCACCACTTGTCCTTGTAGCCGTCAAACTCCCGGCCACAGGTCACAAACTCCTGCACCTCACCACTTTGGGCAACCATCATGATCACCCCATGGTCGATGGCCGTGCCGTGGACCTCGTTGTGCGCACAGGCATATGCCGCCAGTTGGATAAAGTAATCTTCAATCCACTTGCGCTGCTTCATCTTGTTGGTTTGTTTAAAGTCAACAATTGAGGGTTCTCCCCTATAGACTCCAATGCAGTCAGACGTGCCAGCGTACCGCGCTGGGTGATACAGCGGCACTTCCGCACCCCAAACCTCGTTGACGTGGGGAAAGAAATGCTCGATCAACTGGTAGCCCATGCGGTAGCCCTTGACTTGCAGCCATGTCCGTGGTGCGGGTAAATCCCTATTCAACAGCAGTCGCTCAACCACGTTGTGCATGTGCGTGCCAACCGTTGCCGCATCATTTTTGATCCGATCCGCTTCTGCCTCACCAACCCTCGCGGCCCACGAATCAAGGTGGGTTTTGTCCTTTGTATCCGACAGGATGCGGGTGACGCTGGGCATGTCGTATTCCTGCCCATCGATGCGGTAAACACGGCCCGTGGGTGCGTCGATTCTTTCCAATCTCTCGTACACAAACTTGCGCCGGATAGGGATGAGCTGCATTAAATAATCCAATCTTTGAAATCTTCGCCCAGCACCTGCGAGGCGATGTTGATTTTGTTCCGAAGCGCCTTGACGATGTGTTCATCCACGGTGTCCTTGGCAATCAGATCGACATAGGTCACCTTGTTGGTCTGGCCAATACGGTGAGCCCGGTCCTCGGACTGCAAACGTACCTCCAAATCAAAGCTGTTACTGTAATAAATTACAGTGTGCGCAGCCGTCAGGGTCAAGCCGTAGCCGCCGGTGCGGGGGTTGCCGACAAAGAAGCGCAACTCGCTGGCCGGGTCTTGGAACTGATCGACGATGTTTTGGCGATCCTCCGCTTCGGTGTCGCCGTAGTAGGTGGCCACAGAGGTCATGCCGTACTCCTTTTGCAGCGCCAGCCGAATGTTCTCGATGTCCCTGCGGTAGTTGGCCCAGATGATGACCTTGCCGCTGGTCTCCTCCAGTACGGACAGGAGTTCTGTGATTCGGTTGTTGGGAATGTCAATCTGTTGGCCATCGTCAAGCTTCACGTGCCCACAACAGATCTGGTGCAGCCGCATGAGCTGGGTCAGGGCATTGTTGGTGCTCATCAAGTTGCCATCAACGAGCGCCAAGGCCATGAGCTTCATCTGGTCATAGTATTTCTTCTGCTCCGGGGTCAGCTCGACATCGCGGCGCGTGTAGATCTTGTCGGGCAAGTCCAAGCATTCATCCTTGGTCACACGGAAGGAGAACCCGTTGAGCTTTTCCTGCAACTCATCCAGCCTGCGGTAGCCGACAATCTGCTTGAAGGTGTGCGTGGGCAGCTTGCGCTCGACAAGGATCGCGTACCGGGCTTGGAAGGCGTAGAAGCTGGCGCTGTTTAAGCACTCAGGTCCCAAGAATTCGCACTGGCTGTACAGATCCAGCGGGGACTTGGTGACAGGGGAACCTGTTGCAATCCTCCTGTACCGCGCCTCGCGGGCCACCTTGATGATGCTCTTGGTGCGCTTGGTGTTCGGTGTTTTGATGGTGGTCGATTCGTCCACGGCCATGAAGGCAGAGGTGACGCGCAGGAACGTGCGGGCGTAGGCCACACCTTTTTCGGTGCTGAATGCCTCGACGTTCATGATCATGATGCGCAGCTTGTCAAGGGAGTTGATCATCTCCTCCATCTCAAGCTTTTCCGCCTTGCGGGGCGTGGGTGACCAGCATGCCATCTTGTAGCTGATGTGATCCGGCATGTGCTTTGGCAACTCGGATTTATACCAATTTCGGTATACGCCCTTTGGTGCCACAATGAGCATTGCATTGATCTTGCCCTTGTCGTAGAGCATGGCCGCGTTGTTGATGAGCATGAAGCTCTTGCCCGTACCCATCTCTGCGAACAATGCCGCCTGCTGGTGCTCCCAAAAGCGTTCCAGATACGCCGCTTGATGCACAAACGGCTTGTTCTTGAACGGATACCGCTCCAAAAAATAATTCATGACTTTCTACCTTTCTTTGATAAAGGGTATTGACAACCCGAAAAGATAGTGTACACTAAAAGCACGTTTCAAGAAAGGAGAGCGTAAACGTGGCAAAAGTTTTTATCGTACAAGAGATGCCCAATCATGATATTGCGCCTGCAATGAAGTATGGGGACATGGTGGTTTTATTGGACCCCAATACCCAGATTGCATTCAGCACAATACCTACGGTTCGCACACTGCGGCGCAAGCTGCGGGAATACAAGGATGGGGACTTCCTGTTGTTGACGGGTGACCCTGTAGCTATCGGCTTGGCCTGCTCGATAGCTGCTTTCTATAACTCTGGCCGTTTCACAGCACTGAAGTGGGATCGACGTGAAAGAATGTATATCCCTGTTAAAATTGACATCACTGAGAATGGAGAAAGAGATGAATAACATTGAAATGTTTGAGCACGACGCTGGCGCATTGACTGTCCAGAATGACGATTTGCAATCTGTTGGTGAGTTGGCCAAGCGTGCTAAACAACTTGAGAAAGAGATAGAAGAGCTGGAAGATACCGTCAAGGAACGCAAGGAACAGCAACGCAAGTTGCTTGAAGAAAGCATTCCCGGTCGTCTGACTGAGCTGGGCATGAAGTCGTTCAAGATGTCTGACGGCAGCCTGATCGACATCAAGGCGTTCTACAACGCCAGCATCAAGGAAGAAAACCGCGCCAAGGCCTATGAGTGGCTTCGCGATAACGGTTTCGATGACATCATCAAGAACACGGTGTCTGTGCGCTTTGGTCGCGGTGAAGACCAATTGTGCGAGACCCTCCTAAACCAATTGCGTGAGGACAACTACCCAGTTGAACAAGCGCAAAAGGTCGAACCCCAGACCTTGAAAGCTTGGGTTCGCGAGCAGGTGGAACGCGGAAGCGAGTTCCCCACAGAGCTGTTTGGCGTGTACATCGGCCAAAGAGCAACCATCAAATCAGCATGAAAAAGGAAAATTGAAAATGGCTAAAAACGAATTGGCAGTGAAGAAAGAAGGCGCATTGGTCTTGGCAAATGATTTTGAGCAAGACGTTGGTGGCTTTGACGGCATGGGACAAGAAGACTTTGCGCTTCCGTTCCTGCGTCTGTTGACCAACACTTCTCCCGAAGTCGGCGAAGTTGATGGAGCCATGCCCGGCATGATCCTCAACTCTGTGACCGGCGAGCTGTATGACGGCAAGAAAGGTATCACCGTGATCCCCTGCGCATATGTACGTCAGTACATTGAGTGGGCACCACGTGGTAGCGGTAGTGGTGCCCCCATTACCATCTACCCGGCCACGTCTGACATCTTGAGCCGCACGCACCGCGAACCGGGCGACAACAAAGACTATCTCGATAACGGCAACTACATCGAGAACACCGCCAATCATTACGTAATGGTCATCAACGATCAAGGCTTCCCAGAAGCTGCTTTGATCACCATGAAGTCCACGCAACTGAAGAAGTCGCGAAAGTGGAACAGCATGATGATGTCCACCAAGATGATGGGCGCAAACGGTCCTTTCACTCCTCCCATGTACTCACACCTGTACCGTCTGTCCTCACAAGCTGAGTCAAACGACAAGGGCAAGTGGTTTGGATGGGAGATCGAGCGCATCGGCCCTATTGAAGATAAGAGCGTGTACCAAGCCGCAAAAGCATTTGCTACTCAAGTGAATTCTGGCGAAGTCAAGGTCAAGCACACTGACGAAGAAGTCAGCAGCGCAGGACCCGCACCGTTCTGATTTGAGGGGGCGCGATGCCCCCTCTTTCTTCAATAGAGATGCCAATGGAACAACTACAAAGATTTCAGGACATATTCAGGGGACTGGATATTGCCTATGGGACATACGTAATCAAAGCGGAAAGAGGCGATGGAAAGCAAGCAGGAAAAGCCACGGTTGTTCGCAAACCACCTACAGATGACCTATGGCAAAAACACCTTGAAGGCGTTGACCCGAGTCTGGGGATTATTCCAATCCGGGCGGATAACACATGTATCTGGGGATGTATTGACGTTGACCAGTATCCTCTGGACCACAAGGGACTCGTAGAAAAAGTTGCACAGTTGAAGCTGCCGCTTATTGTTTGTCGTAGCAAATCGGGAGGCGCACATGTTTTTCTCTTTACAAAGGAACCGGCCCCAGCCCGGGATTTTCAGCAGTACCTTAAGGATGCGGCAGCGCTGCTCGGCGAAGCTGGCAGAGAGATTTTTCCTAAGCAGGCCGAAATCCTTGTTGATCGAGGAGACACCGGAAACTTCCTCAACCTCCCGTACTTTGGGGGTGACGCGGGAACAAGGTATGCATTCAATGACGACGGTTCGGCGGCAACGCTTGACGAGTTCTTTGGACTATATGCGGCGAATGTCCAAGAGCTACCGCTCAATTTTCCTGAGCCGCCTAAGCAAGCGGAGAGTCCCATCAAAGATGGCCCTCCTTGTTTACAGGCTCTATGCGCACAGGGCTTCCCAGAGGGGACGCGCAATAATGGACTATTCAACATTGGGATCTATCTTAAGAGGTCCGCCCCCGGATCTTGGGAAGACAAGCTTGTGGAGTACAACATCAAGCATGTGGCTCCCCCTCTCCCGAACAACGAGGTACAAATACTCGTCAAACAAGTCGGCAAAAAAGACTATCAGTACAAGTGTAAGGATGCGCCCCTCAACAGCTTCTGTAATTCGGGCCTATGTAGATCGCGCAAATATGGCATCGGAGGAAACGGTCCTGATGCGCCTCAAATAGCATCGCTCTCCAAGTACGCGTCCGACCCACCACTGTGGTTCTTGGATGTCAACGGCAAGCGTGTGGAGCTTGAAACAGAAAGCCTCTTCACCCAAGCTGCATTCCAAAAAGCATGCGTTGAAAAACTCAACGTGCTGCCCCCAACCCTGCGCAAACAGGATTGGGAAAACATGCTCAACGCCCTGCTCAAAGAGATGGTGGAGACAGAACAGATCGCCGAGGCCAGTGAAGACACAAGTCTCACGGGCCGTTTTATGGATCTGCTAGAAGAGTTCACGACCCACATGCAGCAAGCAATGGACCGCGATGAGATCCTCATGGGCCGACCATGGCGTGAGGACGATGAAGCCAAGACCTACTTCCGCATGAAAGATCTGGAAGGCCACTTGAAACGCAACAACTTCGTTGGCCTCACAGCCCCCAAGATGGCCCAGCGCCTGCGGGACATGGGCGGAGAACCCATCCCACTGTTCCTTAAAGGCCGTGCTACTCGTTGCTGGCGCATACCAAGCTTTGAGAAGCAAGACGCTCCATTCCAAACCCAGACCACCCGCATCGAAGGGAGCCCATTTTGAGATACCTGAAGATTGATGGCCACGACAACGCAATCATCGGCCCGGCGTTCATCTGGCACAACCAGACACATACCTCGGTGCTTGTGTACAACGCTGAAACGATCAGGGACAACCTTGTTCGTGAAGACGGCATGAGCCTTGAAGATGCGCGTGAATTCATCGAGTTCAACATTGAGGGTGCGTATGTTGGCCCCCACACACCCGTGCTGGTGTGGCCCGAGGACATGTGGGACGGTGAATGGGATGACTGACATCCACAAGATCTTCGGCCCACCCGGTTGCGGCAAGACGACCTACCTGCTCAACGTGGTGGACAAGGAACTGGAGGCGGATGTTTCCTCTGCAAGAATTGGCTACTTTTCTTTCACCAGAAAGGCTGCCAACGAAGCGCGGGACCGGGCCATCCAGAAGTTTCCCCAGCTCAACGCCAAAACCGACTTCCCCTATTTCCGAACCCTGCACAGCTTGGCATTTCAGTGCCTTGGCGTACGGTCCGAGGACATCATGCAGGCTGAGCACTTCCATGAGTTCGCCGCCCAAGCAGGGATTGAGCTATCCCTGTCCCATGACACCGAGGTGGATCTGGTCAAGCCCGACAACCCCATCCTGAACGAGATCAATATCGCCCGCATCAAGGGTGAGGACTTGAAAACCCACTACAACAAGTGCGGCCTAGACATCGAATGGCACCACTTTGAATTCGTTGAGCGGACCTACCGCCACTACAAACGCAGCAAGAATCTGTTGGACTTCACCGACCTGTTGGAGATGATCGTCAACCAACCCGAGCGCCTGCCCATGCTGGAGGTGCTGATCGTGGACGAGGCACAGGATCTTTCCCGCCTGCAATGGATGATGGTCGAAGCCCTGACCGTGAGATCCAAGCGGACATTTCTTGCCGGTGACGACGACCAAGCCATTTTCTTCTTTGCCGGTGCGGACGTGAAAAGCTTCCTCGCCTTTGAAGGCAGCGTCACCATCTTGAACCAGTCCTACCGCGTCCCGGCCAAAGTCCATACCTTGGCCAATCGCATCGTTAATCGCATCCGCGAGCGCCAGCCCAAAGAATGGGAATCCCGCGAGTTTGAAGGTCTCGTCAAGACCTACCAGCGCTTTGAGGACGTGCCGGTTGAAAACGGCCAGTGGCTCATCATGGCCAGCACCAACTACATGCTCAACCCCATCCACGAATGGCTCAAATCCATCGGGGTGCTGTTTGAGCGCAACGGCGTTCCAAGCCTGTCCCCACAGATCGCCCAAGCCGTGGTGGAGTGGGAGCGCCTGCGCAGGGGCAAAGCATTGGGCTACAACAGCGTCCAGACGGTGTACCGGTACCTAGATACCAGCGCCGTGGCCCGGGGCTACAAGACATTTAAGACCGGCGACATCAATGGCCTGTACACCATCGATGAGCTGAAGGAAAAGCATGGCCTCTTGACGGATGCCGTGTGGCATGAGGCGCTGACCAAGATCGCCGACGACAAGAAAGAATATTTGATCTCCTTGCTACGCCGGGGCGTGAAGCTGTCGCAAGCGCCAAAGGTGCGCCTGTCCACCATCCACGGAGCCAAGGGCGGCGAGGCTGACAACGTCATGCTGCTGATGGATCTGAGCCCCAAATTCGCCAAAGAATATGCAAGCAACGCGGACAACGTCCACCGCTTGTTCTATGTCGGGGTCACCCGCGCCAAACAATCGCTGCACCTTGTGCTGGCCAAACACACTGAAAAAGGATTCCGACTGTGAAAACGATGCCCCTATTTCCCACCATCACCGAGTGGGTGCCCCCTGATACATTCCCAAATCTATCTGCTGCAAAGGAGATTGCAATTGACCTCGAAACCTGTGACCCCCACATGGAATCTTTTGGCCCCGGATGGCCTCGCAACGATGGTTTCATTGCTGGGTACGCTGTTGCTGTGGAGGGCTGGAGTGGATACTACCCTGTTGCTCATGCTGGTGGCGGCAATCTTGATAAGCGCCTTGTTGAGCGTTGGGTCCGTGATGTTCTCGCAACCCCTGCCGACAAGGTTATGCACAACGCCGCTTATGACTGGGGATGGCTTAGAGCCAGCGGATTCACTGTCAATGGCCGAATTGTCGATACCATGCTCGCCGCCCCTCTCATTGATGAGAATCGATTCAACTATTCACTCAATTCCCTCGGCTTCGACTACCTCAAAGAAGTCAAGTCGGAAGCAGCGCTCAAACAAGCCGCCGCTGACTTTGGTGTCCACCCCAAAAAGGAACTTTGGAAGCTCCCTGCTATGTACGTTGGTGAGTACGCGGAGCAAGACGCGGCGCTGACCCTGAAACTCTGGCAGGACTTCAAGATCAAGATGCGCCAAGATGAAGTGGAATCAATCTTCAATCTGGAAACCGAGGTCTTCCCTGTTCTCATGAACATGACGTACCAAGGCATCCGCTTTGACCGCAGCAAGGCAGAGCAGTTGATCGACCAGCTTCAAAAGCGTGAGAAAGAGATCCACAAAGAGCTGCGCACAATCTGTGGAGCAGGTGTGGATATCTGGGCCGCACAGTCCATCGCCGTGGCCTTTGACAAGCTCGGCGTGGCCTATGGCAAAACAGGTCGTGGCGTTCCAACCTTTACAAAAGGCTTTCTCGATGCCTGTGAACATCCTGTGGCTAAGTTGATCGTCGAAGCCCGCGAGACCAACAAGACGCACAGCACATTCCTCCAGCCATATCTGGACTTCAGCGCCAAGACCGGGCGCATCCACCCGCACGTCAATCAGATGCGCAATGAGGACGGCGGCACGGTGACAGGACGGTTGTCCATGAACAGCCCTAACCTGCAACAGGTGCCTGCCCGCCACGAAATCATCGGCCCGCTGGTGCGCTCGCTCTTTCTGCCCGAAGAGGGCGAATTATGGGCATCAAACGATTTCAGTTCTCAAGAACCGCGACTTTTGGTGCATTACGCCCACCTCTTGAACCTGCCCGGGGCAGAACGGATGGTGGATGCCTACAACAACGATCCCAACACCGACTTTCACCAAATGGTGGCGGACATGGCTGGGATCAAACGCAAGGCTGCCAAGACCATTGGCCTTGGCTTGATGTATGGCATGGGCAAAGGAAAGCTTGGCGGCGAGTTGGACTTGTCCGCTGACGAGGCTTCAGAGCTGATCAACACGTTCCACACCAAGGTGCCGTTCCTCAAGGGCACGGTGAACGCGGTCATGCGCCGGATTGAGCATCCAGCATCCGGCGGAGCTATCCGCACGCTGCTTGGCCGCAAATGCCGCTTCCCTCTGTGGGAACCGGTGGAATGGGGCGTGAACAAGGCGCTTCCGCATGAACAAGCAGTCATTGAATACGGCTCGCGGATCAAGCGTGCGGGGACCTACAAGGGCCTGAACAGGCTCATTCAAGGGTCGGCCGCAGACCAGACCAAAGCGGCCATGGTGGCGCTCGCCAAGGCCGGGTTCAACCCCATCCTGCAAGTGCATGATGAGCTGGCGCTGTCGGTTAAGAATCGGGAGGAGGCACTGGCTGCTGCCGAGATCATGGCCAATGCTGTGCGCTTAGAAGTTCCCAGCCGCTGTGACGTAGAGGTTGGCCCGAGCTGGGGTGAGGCAAAATAAAAGGGCCCCGTAGGGCCCTTTTTACTTGAACAAGTTTTTGATCTTCTCCCAGATCTGTTTCTTCGGAGACCTTACGATCTCCATCCACGAACCGGGCTTGGGTTTGTTGTCTTCAAACAAATCCAGCTGCGTGATCGTGAACCTGTACTCACCCTTGCCCCTTCCGGGGACAAGGGCCGCTTCAATCTTGTTCTCGTTGGCCAAACCCAACCCACAACGGCGGACCATGGAAATGGGCAGCGTTGTAAAGGCTGCAATCTCCGAGGTCTTCATCGAGTAATTGTTCGTGCGTAACGCGCCGAGGAACAGGGCCCGAACCTCAGCAGGCGTTCTGGATATCGTTGATTTAATCATTTTCTTTCCTCTCTTTTCTTTTCTTTCTGTGTCTTGCATTATTTGATCCTCGGCAAAGGTCACACCTGCATTTATGCCCTTCATATCCCGCACGCGTACCATGTTTCCATTCCTTCAAACGACCGGAAGACAGTGCTTTTTCTGGGCCCATCCGCTTAAGTCGTTTTGCCAACGTATTCGGCTTGATTTTTAGGTGTTTTGCCCATTGCGATTGCGTCATCCTCAGCCCGCAATACTCAATAACCACATTTCTACGCTGATTGTTCAATTGCTGACTAATGGTGGACCATTTGCAGTTTTCAGGAGAATACCCTTGATTGTTGTCAATCCGATCAAGCGACAACCCCGGTGCGGGGTTGCCCATGTCTTCATAAAAATTATCAAAGCTATTCCGCCATCGATCACATACTGTGATGCCCCGCATACCATAGTTGGGGTATGCGGAATCGTTGACGTTGTAGCACCTGCGCCTCATGCTTCTCCACGAGTTGTACGCCCGGGTGGTTGTGGGATATTTCCATTTTTTAAAGCTCATGCTCCTTGCCTCTCATGTGCCGTAACATGAGTTCAGTATATCCCATAATGTCAACAACATTATCATCATATGTTGGATCCCCATTGAGCATCCGGGCTATCTTGTGCATGACCATTTCAAGGGCTTCTTTTTGAACTTCGGATAGCTTGTAAAAGCCCTTTTCTGCACGTAATGCATTTTTAAGACTTTGTGCAATTCGCGCTTGCTCACTAAACAGGCCATATCGTTGCCCTCTTTGTTTCAATACGGCTGTCGTTTCACTATCTGGCACTTCGGGCATAGGAACCATCTCCGGGGGTGCCCAAATCCCGATCTGATTGTCCAGCGCCTTCTTGCGCAACTGGTATCCAAGGGACGGGGTGATGCCAAACTTCTTGGCCACTGCCCCCACCTTGGCATTGGGATGATTCATGATGTACTCCATGAACTTGACTGACTTGCTGCTTTGCTTTCTCATACTGGTGCGTCCTCTGTTTGATGAACACCGGCTTTGCCGGGTTCGGATAGTAAAAAATATCGCCGAGTTTTTTCGGCATCCTGCTCATGCTTTCTGTGAAGCATTTCCAAAATCTTTGGATCTACGCGCTCGAACGGATTCCACCCGTTTCTCTCGATAATTGTTGAAACGGTCTCGGCCCTCTTCTTTGATCTGCGCGGACGTGACTGCAACTTCTTCAGTTGTGAACTTGTGTCCATTTGCACACTCTCTCCTTCTTCTGTATCTAACAGGACTGGACCGCGTTTCAAGGATCACGGACCACGCGCCACATTCAGGGCAATTCATTTGATTGGAGCCTCCATGCATTTATGCTTCTCTGCTTCTTTCTTGTTCAAGAAAATCAATTTGCAGTCGGTGCAATGCCAAAGCTCGTTTTGAACTACCACGGTCTGCTTCTCTGCGTGTTGCCCACGCACCCTGCCAAAGAATGTTTTGATCTTTTCAAGCATCTTGTTGTCTCTCCCATCTTCTGCACAAATCTTTCACGGTCTGACTCTTGCGCTTGCCCTTGCATACGTTGCTGATTGACTTCTGTTTGGCCTTGGCTTGCAACTGCGCTGGGGTCAGAGGCTTTACTGGTTCTGCTGTAGCTGGAAACAAACCTGTCACGCCCAGCCAACAGCACACGGCGGCAACAAGTAAACGATCAAATATCATTCTTCCCCCCGATGTTCATACAGCCGCTTCTCCAGCCGCTCGATACGTTGTTGGTTGTACTGAACGATTGACCTTGCATATTCCACAGCACTCTCAGCTTCCAGCTTCTTGATGACGGCCTCACGCATTTCTTTCTCGATGATCTCGCTGATTGGCTTTGGCTTCATCAGTTCCTTGATGTATTTGAGTGTTGAATCTTTCCAGCTCATGGGTTTTTATCCTTGAGTTTGGCTTGCTCAATCTTGGACTCAATCTGATTGTCTTGTCCTTCAAAATGCTCAACCTTTAAACCGCAAGCCATACAAACATAGCGTTTGCCGTCTCGCATATAAAGTTCAAGTTCATATCGCCAATCATGTGTGCAAAAATCAGTCATGTGTTCTTCTCCTTGAGTTTTGCTCTAATGGCTTGGGCAACATCCCAACCGACACCATCGCAGTCTTCTACGATATCTTCAATCTCCTCATCCGTCAGCCCTACCCATGTGCGTTGTGGTTGGTGGGTGAAAAGTTTTGTGCCAACAGGCAATGCAGGTTCATGCCACCAAGACATTGTTATGTCTGCCCCTGTTTCACTTGTGACTGTCGCCACAGGCTCTTGGCTTTCAAGCTCTGCAATGGCTTG